ACGTCTAGCCCGTTTGCGGTTATTGAGCTATTTCAGCTCAAGCTAGAAACTGCAATTCACGGTAGTGATCTAACGCACTACTTTTTTAGTGGCGTCAACCAAAAAACTACCAGCGGTCAAATTGTTTATGCTGGAAACACTTATATCGCGTTGCCTGTTGAAGCAGACGGGTTCGAGTTTAAGGGTGATGGAACGTTGCCTCGTCCAACGCTGAGGATTGCTAATACCAACAGCTTTGTTACGGCTGTGTTGTTGTCGGTAAACGAGACAACACCGGGAAATGACCTTACCGGTGCAAAGCTGACGCGAATCAGAACGTTAAGTCGTTTTTTAGACGCAGCCAACTTTGACAACAACACCAACCCTTATGGAACGCCAGACCCTACGTCTACGGGTGAAATGCCACGAGAGGTGTATTACATAGATCGTAAAGTTAGTGAAAATCGGGATCTAGTTGAGTTTGAGCTGGCGTCTGTTTTTGATTTAGAAGGTGTTACAGCACCGAGGCGTCTTGCCTTGGACAACATTTGTCAGTGGACGTATCGCGGTCCTGAGTGCGGCTACACAGGCCCAGAGTTTACGGAAAACGACGTTTCTGAAATTACTGAGGCTGCTCCCAACCTGTCGTTTACAACTGGAGCGAACCAGTTAACAGCTCGCAACAGCTTGTTTGAAGGGCAGGAGTTAGTTTCGTCTAACGGTTGGTACAGGTTGCGTGTGCAACCTGACGGCAACTTAGTGATCTATGACAAGGCTGGAACGGTGATATGGACGCATGGTCAAGGTGTGCGGAATCCTCGGGGTGATGGACGTTATGAGCTTCGAATGCAGGGTGATGGCAACTTGGTGATGTACGACCGTGACACCAGTGCGGTTGTTTGGACCGGAGAGGATACTCACTTGAGGGGTGCGGCTTCAGAAGGTTCTTTTGTAGCGATGTATCCATCTAGCCCAACTATTGGGCGACGTGGAGCGTTCGGCTATGAAGTAAATAACGGCGATCCTGCGGACATTAACTCAACCGCAACGGTTCAGAAAACCTATACGTTAGGCACAAGGACCTTGACGGTAAGCCTTGACTTTACCGCTGCAACTGTTCCTGACGGGCACTACAGCGGCAAAACTGTCAACTGGTTTGTCCCGACCGTAACTGTAGTTAGTTCCACAGGATTGTTTAGTCGCAACGAAACTGTCAATCTTGTTGAAAACGTTGACGGCGATAACCCTTACAAAGACACGCCCGAAGGTACGTTGACCACCGTCGGTATTTCTGTGCAAATCACCAACACGACTGGATTTAGCAACAACATTGCTCAGCTGGGCAATGCAGGCAAACTCAAAGTCATTGTGACTGATGTCAGCAACACTGAAATTGACATGAACGGCATTTACATTGCCGACGAACCAACAATTACAACGACTACTAACCTTCCTCCTGAGGACACATGCGGCAAGCGATTGAGTAGCTGTCAGCGACGGTTTGGATCGGATGCAGCTGGGCTACCGTTTGGGTCGTTCCCGTCACTTGGTCGGAACATCGGATGACGCAGTGGAAAGCTGATGCACTGACTCATGCTTTGGAGGAGTCACCACGCGAAGCGTGCGGCTTGGTTGTTGTCGTCAAAGGACGTGAACGTTATTGGCGTTGCCAGAATCTGTCTAACGACGGCGACTTTTTTATGCTGTCTCCAGACGATTATGCGGATGCAGAAGAGGCTGGCGAGGTAACAGCTGTATTTCATAGTCACCCAAAGTCATTGGCGATTGCAAGCGATGCAGACCGCATGGGTTGCGAAAAGTCTGGATTGCGTTGGTACATCTGCAATCCAGGCTCTGGAACGTGGACAAGTATTGACCCAAACGGCTACAAGGCTCCATTGATTGGGCGTCAATGGGTGTGGGGCGTATCCGACTGTTGGACGCTGGTACGAGACTGGTATCAAGAGGAGCTGGGTATTGAGCTGCGTGACTGGGATCGTCCCAAGGACAACATGGCGTTTGACGCTGACCCAATGTTTGAGCGGTGCTTTGAAGAGACAGGGTTTTACGACGCAGAAACGAACCAGCCACAGAAAGGAGATCTGGTGTTTATGCGTTTAGGCGATTCGCCCGGTCTAAATCATGTTGGTGTGTATGTGGGAGAGCAGAGGCTTTTGCATCATGTGAAGGGTCGCCTGTCTAGCCGAGACATCTGGGGCGGCTATTATCAAAAGAACACCGGTCGCATCGTCCGTTACCGAGGAGGGCAGTGAGATGATGCGTGTAATCAAGGTCTACGGAAAGCTTGCAAAGCACCTTGGTCAGCGCAGCTTCAAGGCCGTAGCACGCACTCCTGGTGAAGCCATTAAGTTTCTGCTGGCCAACTTTCCAGATCTTCGCCCTGTACTAAGCGAAGGTGAATATACGGTGTCTGTTGGAAGGCATCAACTGCCTATTGGCGAGCATCCAGAATTTATCGGCTACCCGGTTTCAGGATCAGAGCCTATTCGGATTGTGCCTGTAATCAGTGGTGCGGGCGGCAACACGGGATCAATTCTTGCGGGTGCGGCTTTGATTGGCGCGTCGTTTTTATTTCCTGGGGCAGGGCTGTTTGGGGCGGGATCAGGTATTGGTGCATTTGCTGGCGTTTCTACAAGCGTTGGTACAGCTTTAAGTGCTGTTGGCGCGAGTTTGGTACTTACAGGCATTGCAAACATCATCTCGCCTATTCCCAAAACGCCAGAAATGGACTCCGACCCACGCGAAAACTTTAGTTTTAGCGGCGTTCAAAACACTTCTCGATCTGGAGTCGTTGTGCCTGTCATCTACGGCGAAGTGATAACAGGCAGCATCACCATTTCTGCTGGTCTTAACACTGAGGAGGTTTGATATGACTGACAAGTGGATCGCTGGAGCGGGCGGTGGTGGCGGTAAAGGCGGCGGTGGCGGTGGTGGTTCTGCCAACGTTGCAGCCGATAATCTTGATTCTCGTCAAATAGCACGAGTTGTTGACTTGTTGTGCGAAGGAGAAATTGAGGGTTTTCCAAACGGCTTTCGATTTGGAAGTGCTTTATATGCTCGTGATAGCGCAGAGTACAACATTGGTGCGCTAAAAGACATTTTCTTTGATAATACACCAGTTTTACGTGATGGAGCTGATCCTTCAAATGTTCAGGCTTCTGACTACAACTTTGACGTAACAACAGATGCTGCCTACGAGTTTAGGTATGGGACGCAAGATCAATCTGTCTTGCAAAACCTAGACGTTCTGAACCAAGCAACAGTTCAGGTCAACACAAAGGTTGCTCAAGCGACACCGATTACGCGAACAATTACAGACACAGACACCAACGAGTTTAGGGTAACTGTCGGTACACCAGCACTGCAAATTTTTCAAAACAATGGAGATGTAGACGGTGCCGTTATTGAGTACGACATTGAGGTGTCGTATGCAGGTGGAGCGTTTGCAAGTTTGAGCCCTGGCGGTACAGGTTTTAAGATTGAAGGTCGAACCAATGATTTATATCAAAAGAAACATGGTTTTGCCGTAACAGGCGATTTTCCGATTTCAATCCGTGTCAAACGTTTAAACAGAGACGCTCCAGAGTCAGGCGATTCGACTGAGAACAGCGATTTTTTCTGGTACGACTATACGGAAAAGGCTAACTACAAAACGCGCTATCCAAACAGTGCGTTGTTTGGCCTAAAAATCAATGCTCAACAGTTTAGTCAAATTCCTCGTCGGTCTTACCGTCTTCGTGGAATCAAGGTTCAAATTCCGCATAACGGAGTAGTCCAGGCTGACGGCAGTATTGTTTACAACGGTACGTTTAACGGCTCTCTTGGAGCGGCAGTTTGGACATCAGACCCTGTTTGGTGTTTGTACGACCTGCTGACTAGCAAGCGTTATGGACTGGGCAATCACGTTGAGGCAGCAGATTTAGACATCTACAGCTTTTACGCTGCATCTCAATACTGCAACGAGTCCGTTGATGACTTGAACGGCGGAGTAGAGCCTCGTTTCAGCTGTAACGTTGTTATCCAGACACAGCAGGATGCTTACAAGCTAATTAACCAGATGTGCTCTGTGTTCAGAGCAATGCCGTTTTGGGAAGCTGGAACGCTTGCATTTTCGCAGGATCGACCAGAAGACTACCTCTATATTTTTAATCAATCTAACGTTACTGAAGCAGGTTTTAACTACTCGGGCTCTAGCCGCAAAACACGTTATACGTGTGTTTCAGTCAAATGGTTTGACAATGATGTAAGGGAGTATCAGTACGAACTCGTTGAAGACAATAAGGGCATTGACAAGTTTGGCTATGTAAAAACATCGATCGATGCTTTTGCTTGCACCAGTCAAGGGCAGGCTCGTCGTCTTGGTGAGTGGCTTCTTTACACCAACGCTGAAGAGACAGAGGTCGTCACGTTCGACACGGATTTAGCTGCAGGCATCACAGTTCGACCTGGCGATCGAATCAAGATTGCCGATCCAGTACGAGCTGGTCAATCAGTATCCGGTCGTTGCAAGTCTGGTTCGACAACTACAGCGATTGAGCTAGATCGTAGTGCTACAGACATGTTTGGTGGTTCCGTGCCATCAGACTTCACGATCAACGTAGTGTTGCCTGATGGAACGTTAGGCATTGAAGCGGGTTCAACTATTTCAGGGTCAACGGTTACACCTGGCTCAGCACTTGCGGCAGCACCTACAGCTGGAGCCCCCTTTTCAATCGGCTGGAGCGAAATCCAACTAAGCACTTGGCGTGTTCTTGGTGTTGTCGAAAACGGCGAAGGCACTTACACCGTTACTGCTTCTGCGTACAACAGCAACAAATACGCACACATCGAGCGTAATCAGATCCTGGAGCGTCGGGATGTCAGCAACCTAAACGAGCCGCCTGAAGCGCCAACTAACCTGCAGTGCAGCGAGATTTTGTATGAAAGTGCTGGTTCAGTGCTGCAAAAGCTGATTATCAACTGGCAGTCTTCAACTCGGTCTACGTCTTATGAGGTT